CCAGCACTTGGAGTGGCGCTAAGTTGTCCAGTAATTGTTAAAGATTGTCCAGCAATCGTGGATCCAGTTTGAGCATCAACAGAGAATCTAGAAGTAAAGAAATTACTTCCACCTTCAATTATTTCACTATCGACAAGTGTTCCGATATCGAAATCATTACCAACCCTCAATGTTCCGCCAATTTTTGTATTACCAGTATCACCAAGAACTTCAAATTTAAGATTAGTTGCCGAATTTGTTCTAGTTTTTGTCCATCCACCAGTAGTATAATAATTATCAGCAAAAATTCTTAAGTCTGCTCCTCCAAATAATGTAGTGTCTCCAGAATTAGTTTCAACAAAAAATCTTGGAACTTGTCCATTTGTAATTAAGAAATACTGTCTCCCCGGTAAGGTAGAAATTTGATTACCGGAAATTTCAACGGAGTTGTGAACTCTAAGATTTCCACCACCAGTCTCACTTAATCCACCACCAGTTGATAAATTTGAATTAAGTCCGGTTAATTGTGAAATATTTGTTGTATTTACAACATCATCGTCTAATAAAGATGTCAAATTAGTGTCATATCCAATTGTCAAATCGCCAATAATTCTAGTATTACCAGTTGTACTAACAACCTTAAATACTTCAATTGGATCTCTAGGATCAATCTCGTTTCCAAAATCACCATTATTTACTGTTAATCTTTGAGCATTAGATAAATTAACTGTAGATATTCTAACCCATTCATCAGCAGTTGTTCCCGGATTTAATCTAAACAAATCTCCAATTCTAATTGGGGCAGTAAATTCACCCAAATTTAAACTAGTTTGTGTTCCAGTAATTGGAGATGGGAAAATATAAGTAGCTCCAACTTCTCTAGAAAGTAAGAAAATTCTACTTCCATCGGGATGAGCTATGGGTACTGTTCCATCTCTTCCTCTCAAAACATCAACATAATATGGGAAAAGAGGTGAAGGATCTGATTGTATGAATAATACTTCAGTATTAATTAAAATATATTGGTTTGCCGCAAGTCCCGAAGGATTGTTGACATACAATCTATAACTACCATCTGGATTTAAGAATGTAGCACCTCCCCATGGAGAATCTCCTTGCGTATCTACAGAAGTAAATGCTAATATCATTCTAGCATTTCCAGCATCAGTTGATCCAGACTGAAGACCTATAGTTATTGGTGTATTTCCACCAAGAGAAGTTTTTAAAATCAATCCAGTAGCATCAGAAGAAAGAACATAATAAACCGTTCCAACAGCAACTGATGTTAAATTACCAACATCTAAAAATTCAACTGGATCATTCTCGGAAAAATAATTAAAATCAAACAGTAATTTATATTCAGAGTTAACCGTGCTTATTCTTCTAGGTGGAGCAATTTGATTGGAAACTGCGTAATAATCGACGTTTAAATTATTCTCTTCAAGATTTCCAACAGATTGTGTATTTCCAATTCCAGTTAAAATTCTTCCAGTTAGTGTAATAGTGGATTGATTAAGTCCAGAATTGGGATATGTAATTGTGGTTGAGTTAACAACAGTAGCAACTACAGTTCCTGTGGTTGAGAAAGATTCATCACTTAGAGAAACCGTAATTTGTTGTCCATTACTCAATCCATGTGGAGACGCTGTAATTAATGTTGTAACATTGTTTGTTCTAGTGGCAGAAATTACGGAAATAGTACCAAATACATTTCTTACAATGCCAACACTGCTGTTTCTCAATCCACCATCTAAAGTTATATCAGATTCAATTTTTGCCGATCCTTTAACATTTAAACTGTTTCTAATAGTAGTAGTTCCAGAAGATCCAGCAATATTAAGAGTTCCTACTCTCTGTCCAATATTAAGAGTTTTAACTCCTTCTGGGAACATATTAAATGTTTGAACTCCTTCGGACTCAATATATCCAACATCTCCAGTATCACTTCCATTACCACGAATAATTAATTTACCCTCTAAAGTAGTTCTAAAGTTTTTAATTAAAAATTCAGAATTATTCCTAGTTTGGATAGCTCCACCAATTGTAATTCTTGATGTATTTCCAGGAACGTTAGATACAGTTCCAAGATTTACAATAGAACTACGAGAAGAAGTGTGTATATTTAATGTTGTAGTATTTGTAGATGAAGTATCATTAGCAGCATTTGTACCGATGTTTATTGTCTGCGATCCAGTCGTATTATGGAACATCGAAATGGATGTCATTGATCCACCCATATTCAACGTAGTTACATTATTACCAGTAGCAGTATTCAATAAATTAAATGTCGTTGCTCTGGAAGTTAAATTAGCGGTTGTATAAGTTCCATTATAAGTTGAGTTTGGTGCTCCATTTATTTCTACGTTTTGCTCAACCCGTAAATTTCCACTAATTGTCGAACTTCCTTGTACAGAGAATGCTCTATTATAGATTGTAGCGTCCGCAGTTCCATTTAATTGATCGTTTGTCAAATTAATGCCAACACGACCATTATTTGTTGTTGAAATTCTAAAGACAGAGGAATTATTTGGATTATAAGCATCTCCTCCAACAAGAACAGCATTATTTAAATTGGTTACGGTTCTTAAAGATGGATTTGATTGTGATCTATAGTTAGAAATATTTCTTCCACTAATAAAAATATTACCAACAACATCTAAGTTTGCTCTTGGATCCGTTGTTAAAGAATCAACAAATCCAGACAAATAAGCACTATGAGGAGATCTAGCAACTGTGTTAATACCAACTTTGTATTCACCTAAATTATTAGTTTCAGTTCTAATTGCTTCTGATCCGATTACGCCAACTTCTTTCCAAGAAGAATTTGATATTGATACTATCGCGTCTGGTTGATAGGTGGACCAATCTTCTAGTATATCAACGGATGCGATATTTGAATTAACTTCAATATCAATAAACGATGAATTTAATGAAAATGTTCCATCATTTATTGTAAATGTTCCGTTAGCAACATTAGACAAATCTCCAGTTATTCCAACAATACGAATTAAAGAATTAACAGTTAATCCATAATTTTGAGATACTTGATTATTTGTAGTTGTAGCTCCATCAACCGTTTTCCAAATTAATCTAACTAAATTAGTTGCGGTTAGTTCGGGTCCAGTACCAGCTCCAATAACTAATTGGTCTAATTCATTTCTCTTTGGAGTTGCTACCAATTCTATAAGACTATTAGGAATGTCTAAGAATGTATTGGCATATATCCACCCCAAGGATCCAGATTTTCCTACTTCCTTTCCTTTAAGTAATAAATCTCCGGGAGATGGAACATTATTAATATTTCCATAATATACTTGTTGATTTGAAAATAATTTATTTGAAGATAAAGAAAGTGGATTTCCAGAATCAAAAATTAATGGTGATTGTTCTGGTGTTATATTACTTGGTCTTGGAACTGTAAATGCTCCATTTTCATCAGATTCAACAGCATAATGTGTTCTAATGGAATATTCCTGTCCAGAAAAAGCGGTATTTCCTCTAGGATTAATGCCATAAATTGCTGACTGAATTCTATTTTTACTCAGTGTAATGTCGCCTAATGCTCTATTTGAGAATGAAGATCTTGAAAGAGTAATGTCTTCGCCAAGATTTACAGAATCAATTAAACTTTGAATTCTAAGTGATTGCTGCGGAGGAAGAGCATCAATTGCGTCAACAGCAATTGTTACTGGTTTTGTAAAATTAGCAGCTCCATTTACAGTAATTTTATTATTAAAGGTTACTGGAGATTCAAATGTAGTTACAAGTGTATCTCCAACTTGATCGTCCTCATCTCCAGAACCAATCAATTCTGCTGATTCTAAGAATGACTCTTCACCAGTAATACCGTTGATTTTCTTGTTACCAATATAAAGATCGCCATTGGAATTTAGACCAGTATAGAATACAATACCACCATTTTCCCTCTTTGCCTGGGCATAGAAGTCTTGCTTATCGGTAAGAATAACTTCCTGACGTAGTGGGAAACCAGTTGAGTAGTTACCAGGACCGAATCCAAGATACTCAAAGGTGTGGTTTCCAGAGCGAGCAATAGATGGTCTACGAAGTTCCACATAGAGTCTGGAATCAGTTGGGTACGGATTAATACCCTTGATAGGAATCTTGCGGTCCTCAGCACCAGCAACAGCGTTGCCAGACTGTGCTCTCAGTCTGGCATCAATTCCTGCCTGAATATCATTATCATAGTTGTACTCAGCAAGAACAGGATTATCAATCATAAATTGGACTGCTTCCTTAGTCTCACTGTAACGAGCATCATTGACTGTAACCAGACCATGAACATAGTTGTCAGCAGCAGAATATGTTGCTGGGGGATCATTCAGGTTAGAATCAATCTGCTTGAACCAGAATGGATCGTTCTTGTAATCTTGTGGGTACAGATAAGAAATTGGTTGCGAGAACTTGAAGTTTCTGAAGTTCTCACCAACACCAGGACCAGTTGGATATGGTGATACGTTTCCTTTCAGACAAATCAGATAGTAAATACCATCTTGCTGACCAGGAATTCTTTCTTTGATCTCTTGAATATCAAAGATATAGAAAGTGTCTTCAATTTCGCCAACATCATCAACAGAATCAATGTAGTAGTCATTGCCAGTGTCATCAGTGATAACATCACCAGGAACAAGAGTATATACATTAGATCCTTGTACTGAGTAGAGATAATCTTCTCTCGCAGCTTTGTTCTTTCCTTTTGGATCTCCAATACTATCCGGTTTTCCAATCAGATCTGCTGTTACAAGTGCTCCAGTTGGAGTTGTTCCACCCTGGAAGAACGTTGTTGGAATGATGGAGTTAAAATTAATTTCCCCATCAGTAATATTTTTAATAATTAGATAGTATCTCTGTGGATCTTTGGTCTTAGGATTGGCAGTTATATTTGATGTTGTAAAGTATCCATGTAAGTATCCAGTGCCAGAACTATTACCACTCCACTGAATCAGGTTGCTAGGAGTATTCTGAGTGGCATTTGCGGTAAATCCAATACCATCAGGAGCGGTAATTTGAACAACTGTGAGTCTCTCATTTTTGATTGCCTGGTTGTTGATTGTATGGTCAAAAGCAACAACTTCAAGATATTTGTATCCTACAGATTGCCCATCTTCAATTCTATTTTCAGTTACAACTTTTGCTGCCTGAATGGAGAAGGCAATTTTACCATCTTTAGTTTCAACAATTTTAGGGTTAATGTAAGGATCGTAAACTGGTGTTACACTCTGAGTTGTATAACTGGTTTGTGATCTACCCAGTTTTTCTGCTGTATTTACAAATACACCTGTTGGATCAAATGTGCCATTGTTGATGAAAGTCGCAACAGAAGTTGAAGTATAACTTTCGTTAGTACTATGGAAACTATTATTAACTGGTTTCAGAACTAATTTCTGTGGTCTTAGTCTTCTCTTAGTATCTGTTCTGACTTTAAGTACAAATCCATTCAGAGGATCTCTAACGGTTTCAAGATATCTAGGAATTACATATCTGAGTTTATAAACTCTATCCTCAGCAATTCTCTTATCATTAACACGCTCAAAGAATGTGTCATTACTTCTTGTAGCGGATGGAGAAGATCCAGAGTAAGTAGTATCTTCAGGAATTGTAAGTCTTCTTACGATATTAGTTGGTGAAGTTGTTTCATCTTTAACTTGTAGATACCACTGACCAGTTTGATTAACTCTGACACCGTAACTAATTGGTGATGGATCAAATTTAAGTGGTGAAAATCTTTTGTTAGAAAAGACTAAAAACTTCTGTGATCCATTTAAAATAACTCTATTGTTATCATCTCTAGCATCTTCAAATGTTGTATATATGGCGAACAAGTTATTATTAATATAACGAGTATAGAATACATCTTGTGGATCTAAGGGAACTTGGAAAGAAGTTGCTCCAATTTGAATAGTTCTGCTTGGTAGAGGAGTATCTACGTCAATCTGACGGAAGAATACAGTCTGTGGTTCAATTCCATCAACAGGAAGATCAAACGAGTGTGAAAGATCTGTTTCAATGACGCCACTACCGGCACCAATAGCAACATTTCCTTTATACTGATACAGATCATAAGATTGATCAATAATATACTTATTAATTTCAATAATTACGTCTGGATCAATTGCTTCTGTTTCTGGAGAATAGATATAATTACCAGCTCTTGCGTTCTCAAGAGTTGAAGCAAGTAAAAATACAGTTTGATCCTCACCATTAAAAGCGGTAGTGGAAGAATAATCTTCAGGAGAAGTTCTTCTTCCAGGTGAAATTACATAATACTTAGTATTTGTATTAAATCCTTTTGGAAGTCTAACAACTCTTGGATCCGGATTTGTTCCTGGTCTTGGTTTTGGAACTAATCTTATAGGAGTTCCAGTTTCCATCTCATGTGGATTTCCACCAGTTACAGTAAAGATAGTTGCCCTCTTGGATAGAGCAGAAAAATCTGTATCTGGTTCAATTCGTTCAACACCATCTTCACCAAATGGAGCAGAAAGAATAGTAGCAATATCAACAAAATATCCAGCAATAATTGACTCAACATCGCTACACTCTGTTTCGCCAGAAGAAAGATTGATGACATCTTGAATCACAGTGTCATCATATACAGTTCTCTTGGTCGAGAAAATACCATCTCTTACAGCAACAACATTTCCTTGTGATGTTGAGGCAGTTTCATCTCTCATTGTAAAGAACAGTTTAAGACCTGTTCCTGGTCCACTAGCAGTAACAGTTTGAGTTGCTACTTTGTTTGTTGGAGATGGATCATATGAATAGGTTCCAAATTTCCATTCTCCCTTTTCACCAATCTTAAATGAAGTTCCATCAATAATTTCAACAACATAAGAGTTGGCAGGAATTGTGGTAGATGGTGTTCCAGCTGGTTCTGAGTTATTTGATGGATTGATACTATTATATGAAGCGACCTTCATACCAACAACCAGACCCTGTGTTGTGGGAACTGTGATAATGCTGCTGTTGTTTACGGATGAACAACCAGTTAGCAGATAATCCCAGTTACGCATTGCTGCGATACACAGATCTCTAGTCACACCGAGAGCATCAATTGTTTGATCTCTTTCGTTTTGAATATAGGTTAACTGACCGCCAACAAAATATGCTTCTGCTGCCTGAATAGTGTTGATGTTTCCACCAAGTTTCAGGTCTTGAACAACAGCATCAACATAATATCCTACGTCTCTACGGCAGAGAGACATTGTAAGATCTGGATCTGTTAGAAGTTGAGGATACTTTGTTGTGATGTATCCATAAACTTCATCCTGAATAAACTCCTTGTTTACATTAATGAGGTTGGCAGCATCTTGTGCCTTCTGATTGATTGAAATTCCTGTTGGATTTAAGAAATCAACCCCAACCGTAAATGTTTCAACACCTGTAGGAGTTAAAGTTGCCGAGAAATTTTCTCCAGATCCTGGTGATTCTTCTTCCAATTTCAGGAATAGTTTTTCATCAGGTCTAGCACCAATTCTATATCCATTCAGTGTAGCAGCTGGTCTAGATGCTGGATCATATACAGAATCAGATCCAAGGAATAATTTAGTTTTATTATCTAAGTCGTTTGACGCTACAATGTCAATTGGATAATAAGGAATCTTAGTTGAGTTTGTTGAAGCAATGTTTGGATTCGCACCATATCCACCAGACAATTCCTGAGGTGGAATAATATCAGTGATGTATCCACCTTTATCCTGGTTGAAGGAGAATCCTTTATATCCTACAGAGTGTAGTGAAGTATTACCAAAGTTTGAGTTGGAGTTGGTGATGGACATGTCACCACCTGACTCCATCAGGAAGTGGTCAAAGAATCCCACAGCAAACACAGACACACACTGAACGAATGCGTCATCAGAAGCACGAATGTGGAAGTTTCTCCAATCATCTTTCCAATATGCGTCACCTTTGGTGTGATAAGGAACAGTGGCAAATGAATCGCTTAGTGATGCCTGATTCCAAGTGTTAGTGAACTCATCGTAGCGAATGAATGCTCTATCGTCTTTCTGTAGTGATACACCAGTGTACTGTGCGACAACCATGGATTTAAATCCAGTTGCCTTCGCACCGTCCGCCCACATACCGCAGATACCCCATGTAGAGCGGATAGAGCAGTTAAACACATATGGCGATGCTGATTCAACAGAGTCAATCTCTGCCTGTGCTACAGCATTGTTGCTCAGTCCAGCACCAACCTGATAGGTTTGGTTCGCAGTTAGACCCAGACCAGCAGCAACTTTACCAGGAATCTCGTAGGTAAACAGTCTTGGATTTGTCTGACTGATACTGGCAACCTTAAATGTTCCGTTTGTTTCTTCATCAAGACCAGTATTCAGAATAGCAACATACTGATCTTTGAAATAACCGTGATCAATTTTAGTTGTAACTTGAAGAACTAATTTTTGATTTGGTTGACCAAGATTTGTGTCAATTGCCTTAATACTTTCAATTGATCTAGTATCAGACAGAGGACCAACGATTCTGTTCTCCTGAACCAGAGAATCAAATTCGCCAGCATCATCCATTGTTGGTTGATACTTGGAGAAAGCAATACCAACTTTCTCATAATATGCGTCAAGCTCTTTCAGCTCAGCATATTCCATGATACAAATCTTGTGGTGCGAATACTCAGGAACTGCCAGAGTAGACACATTGCCTTTCTGGTAGTAGACTTTACCTACATTATCAGCAGCATCAAACAGAGGAGAATTACTTGAAAGATCTCCGTCCTTGATTGTAAACTGCCAGATGTAGCATCCACCAGTTAGATTAAAGATTGATGTTCTTCCCTGATTTGAATCAGCAGGATCAGGAACATACAGAGGTCTTACAATTGTTCTACGAAGATCGTAACCAACCAGTGAGCAACCCCTAGGAACAATAGCACCACCAGTAGAAGCATTAAACTTCCAATAAATGTTATCAGGACTTCTTAGATCAACGATTGAAGTATCGTTCCATTGACCAGTTTCCTGATCAAAATTGAATACAGGTAATTCACCAAATGTTTCTGGTTCCTGACGATCTTCTAGATCAAGATTCTGGTTGATACCATCTTCAATAATAGCAAAAAGAACATCAATGGCAGATTTCACATCAGCACAAGTTTCTACTTGACCGTAAGGAACATCAATTCCCAAATCACCATAAACAGTAGGACCAGTTAAAATTGTTCCATCATATTCCTGAACAAATGGTTCTTCAATATTCAGTTCAGTTAAATATGAATCCTGATACAGTACTTCTACTGGTGCCTGAGCAATTACTTTCTTAACAATTTCTAGAGCGTTAGCATAAACTTCAAGTGATTCTGCCTGTTCATTCGCAATCAGGTCAGGATCATTTTGATATACCAATGCTGCGTCAAAAGTTTTATCATTACCGCCAAATTTAATGTTATAAATTACAGCGTCAAGAATATCCAGTACATCATCAATACAATCAATTGCTAACCCAGTTGGTGTAGAGAATCCTGGGTTATTATCAAGCATTTTAGCATATGCTTCATATGCGATGAACTGCTTGTTAGACTCAATCAGATTACCAGCATCATAATATCTATTTCTATCTACATTATTACCACCAATACTGTAGTTTACCAGTCCAGGTCTGTTATCAATATAGTGATCACCAGGCATAAGCATGATGCTAAATTGATCAAAACGATCATTATTAGCGCCAGGCTGATACGAGAAACGTGCTACCTCTAAGAATGCTCTCTGAATAGTCTTAAAAGGACGTAGAGGAGAGTTTCCTCTATTATCTAAGGTATCTGTAGCGTTAAAGTCATCAGGAGAGACATAGAGATATTTTCCTGTTTTGCTGGAATACAGGTTATCAAGTCTTGTAAGAGACATAATTATTGCGCTGCTGGTAATTCTTCTGAGTTATTTATACTGGTCTAGCAACTATGACAACTGTATCAATAAAACTGTTTTCTGAAGAATCTTGTGCTAAAACACTAGCGCACAAATTATACAAATTTTTTAATTGACCAGTAATTTTATTCTTATCTAGCAATTTAAAATTATTAAACCAATATTTACATGTAGATTTAATATCCGTTGTTTTATCATTTTCAATAGAAATGATTTCATATTCGCAAAATTCTAATAAATTTATGTACGATGATTTACTTCTCATGTACATGCCCCAAATATCATTATACCAATCAAAATCCCAAAGATAATCTTTTATAATTATTTTACCTACTTTATTTTTAAAATTATGTAGTACTTGTTTTGGTTGTTTTAGATGACAAAATGATTCTACAAATAACGCTATATCATAATATTCATGGGGAATGTATTGATTTAAATCAGCATAATAAACTACAAATTGATCAATAAATTTTTGCTGCTGTTTTGATATTGTGACTCCAGTTACATCGCACTCCAATTCATTTATCAATAATTTTGCTGGTCCTCCCCATCCACAACCACAATCCAGAATTTTAGATTTTTTTGGTATGTAACAAAAAAGATTTTTTACTGCTTGCTCAAATATATCTTTATCCGATTGCGACCCAGCATGATAATGAAGATTTTCTCCCAATATTAATTTCCAATCATCAATAGAATTTTCTGAATAAAAATTATCTATATTCATGATTGTTGAGCTTCTAACATATATTCAACAGTATTTGCTATATCTTCCATAGCATCACGAAGAAATGGTCGTTGACCGGATTCTTGCCTCAAAATTGGACGATGATCATCTGTAAGAGTCCACCTCCATTGTTTGAAAGATTCGCAGTACCAAAGATTAATTTTCATACTTATATAAGAAATAACTCCCCCGGCAAGGATCGAACTTGCGACCAATCGGTTAACAGCCGACCGCTCTACCGCTGAGCTACAGAGGATTAAAGGGTAGCGGCATTCTGGATTATCAGCTCCAGCGCAAACTACCCATGGAGAATAGCGGACTTGAACCGCTGACCTTCGCCTTGCAAAGGCGCTGCTCTACCAACTGAGCTAATTCCCCTATGGTAGGCGTTGGGAACTTTACCTATGTCCCCACTCTTTACATTCACTCACCCACAGAATACTCGGGATGAGGAGCGGTTTTGGCACCTACAATAAACGCTATCACGACGACCAGATATTTCCAGTCCATGTGAAAGCGAGAGCCTAATGTCAGACTTGAACTGACGACCGCTCGCTTACAAGGCGAGTGCTCTACCACTGAGCTAATTAGGCAAGAAAGAGGGCGTCCTGCTATTCGGACCTTTTGTACTCCCTCTCATATTATATCATACGAAGACGTATTCTGTCCACTCCGGATCCTTAGATTTTTCTAAGGTTAGGAACATAGCATTGATTGGTGCTTTAGGTTTCCTCATCAATTTCATGCCAGTATGTTCAAGATATTTATCACTCTTTTTCATGTTACATGAGGAACAAGCCACCACCATATTTTCCCAAGTATCTCCACCACCTTTAGATCGTGGAATTACATGATCAATCGTAAGATGTCTAGTAGATCCACAATACTGACATTTGTTGTCGTCTCGCTGGTAGATCATATTACGAGTTGGTTGAGTTACTCTCATCTTTTTAAGAGGGAGAGCAATGTAATTTACCAACCTGATCACTCTCTTAGAGAGCATATGTGCTTTATTTTTGAGAAGTAGAACGATTGCTCGTTTCCAATTTGTGATGTTGATTGGTTCGTAAGAACTATTCAATACTAGAACTGGTTTATACGGGTCTGGGTAGTCCATAACTTTTACCGCCTTCCAAATTATATAGAGACTTTAGAGAATTCAAAGGGACCATATTCAGTTCCCCAGATTTGCTTTTTAGTTTCTGGATCAAAACCACGATCAATGACATGATAATAGTTTGGTCCAAGTTGTGTCTTTGTAGAGAAGAATGTTTTCTTCTCACCTCTCATGACATAACAATTACATCCTTCTGAGGATCCAACAAAGACATCATCAATTAGATTAAAATAGATGTCACAACCATCACGATAAGATAAATTATCTTTCGTAAGAGGAAGATTATGATCAACGACTGAGTAATTTTTAATTACTAGTCTTCCGTTATCTTCAACTGGTTCCAGGACAAACTTCCGATAAGGAGAATGTAGCATGTAGTGATATGCTTGCTCGCCATAGATCAGAGATCCGTCTACATCCTTGTGAACAATTCTAACATACGCAAACCGCGAAGGATTACGAAATGCTTGACGCTTGTTCTCAAATGTGCCAATTAAGCGATTACGAAATTCATCAATCATCTTTAGGTAAAAGTTCTGGATCGTCTACTTCCAGTTCAAACATAAGTGGATGTGCTGCTTCTGTCACCAAATAATTAGATGCCAAATACATATCTTCATCATCAAAGTCACGATTGGACAATGCTTCTGTTTGAACTGATGGGTGATCCTGTATAATTTGAGGAAGTTCATCAAATGTATAAGGAATACCCTGTATGAAATACATACGCACCACTTCTCCCATGTAGAAGACATAAGATTGTGATAGATGGTATTTCATGTTTGAATTTCCACACAATGTTATTTAGTGTGGATGCGAGTAGGGAGACTTGAACTCCCACGGGCAATGCCCAACAGATTTTAAGTCTGGTGTGTCTACCGATTCCACCATACTCGCTTGGTAGGACTGCTGAGAATTGAACTCAGTTCACACCGTTATAAGCAGTGGGCCTTAACCAATAGGCGACAGTCCCTTTCGGGATAGGACAATCATACCATGTGAATGGATGGTTGTCAAGTGGAACCGACAAGATTTGAACTTGTGACCGCTCGGTTATCAGCCGAGTGCTCTACCGCTGAGCTACGGTTCCAATGGGTCTGGTCGGGATCGAACCGACGACTTACAGGTTAAAAGCCCGCTACTCTACCAACTGAGTTACAGACCCTTGGTTCTGAGGGTAGGATTCGGACCCACGAATGGCGGGACCAAAACCCGCTGCCTTACCACTTGGCTACCTCAGAATGAGGCGGAGGATGTTGGATTTGAACCAACGGAAAGGTTGCCCCTTCGGCAGTTTAGCAAACTGCTGCTTTAAGCCACTCAGCCAATCCTCCAAATGTCGATGAGAGGACTTGAACCTCCACGAATTAATTCACTGGAACCTAAACCCAGCGCGTCTACCAATTCCGCCACATCGACATATAATTTGGACACTGACCTGATGGTTACTCTTTCCGCAGAGGGAGGCGTCAGTTGTTTATATCCTAGCAAGCACCTTGCTGGAGTCCAAATGCTGGTTGAGGGGATTGAACCCACCTATATCCGATTATGAGTCGGGTGCTTTCACCAGATAGCTAAACCAGCGACAACTTACGTTTGAGTGCTTGACGTTTAGCCTTTGCTGCCCTCAACATTTGAGGTTTAAGGGAGCGTTTCTGTTCTTTCTTGGAATGGTGTTGCCAGTTTGGAACTTTCATCGCTCCCGTTTAACCTCGTCGTTTGTATGTATGTATAATAACAGGTTAGGTGGGTCTTGTCAAGGGGGGTGTGGCAGTTTTGGGAGTGACCCCATGGAGGACGTTGAGTGCTTGAAGAGTCTCGGCAGTCTCTTCCCATTCCCAACTATTTCCATTAGAATCAGTGAAATTTCTCTTGGTTACTTTAAGCTTCATAGGTCTCATCTTTACCGGACAAGCTTATTCTAGGCCGTTTTCTGAGGTTTGTCAACCCCCCCTAGTTAAGTAGAATTAGAGTACCAATAAAGTCTACGATAGATACAGCACGTCCTGTAATAGTTCCAAGAGAATCAAGGTTGACATCCATGCCAGTTAGCTTGTATGATGTACCAATAGTTCCACCTGTATACAAATCATATGCGTTTAATGATATTGAATTTTCTCTAGGAGTACCGACAAATGTTCCATAGTATTGTGATAAAGTATACTCAGCAATCGGACCCAATGTTAAATTACCAATTCCACCGATGCTTTGAGATATAACTTTATATCCCTCTAATTGAAGATTTCCAAGCGATGTAATCTTTTCAGGACCAATAATTACACTACTCTTACTGCCCATGCTATTAACAGCAGTAGCAGCACCAGGAGTGTTAATCTTTACACCTCCAGAAATGGGATCAACAGCAAGTTTTTGGTTAAGAGCAATCTCCTCAGCACCATCTACAGTAAATGCTCCAGTGAGATCAAACTTAGCAAACTTAGCAGTTGTCTTTACTTCTCCAGCCAATAGATCTATTTTTCCAGATCCGTCTCCTGCTGTTGCTAGTATCTGACTTCCTGCTTGAATTTTTACTTGCTCTTTGGCATTCAATAAAATGTTGTCCCCGGCAAGTTTTAAGTCTCCACCTTTAGATACAATGTCTACATTTCCATAAACTACAACTGAATATGCTGGTTCCTTTTCCTGCTTCTTTCCATCTTTACTGGCAGTTGTCTTATCATCTGTTCCGGAAATTTCTAAAGCATACCCACCAGTTACAGTCTGAATAAAGTCATCAGATCTTAACTGTATGTTCCCTCCCTTTGCTCCATCTTCTGCTGATTTACCTGTTTTGATGTGAATATTTCTATTTTGGTCTACATGAAAACAACTTGATCCATTAGTAATAAAGAGACCACCAGAACCATCCTTATTTGAGTAAGTTCCAATCAAAAATCCCAGGTGAACTCCTATAACCTGTATATCCCCAGTACAAAATTTTAAATTATACGGAGTACCTCTACCATCAGTAGGTTCGGATATCTTTCCTAAGTAATCCGCTGCGTTTGTAGGTTGTTTATAATTTTGAGCCATTATGGACAATCAATGTAAGAACCAGTACCAATCTTGACGTATCCCTTCTGTTCAAGTTCAACAGGTGGTAAGCAAACTAAACTTGGAAGAATAAATCCTCCTGCTCCACCTCCACCAATTACAAGAATTCTGGGAATGGTGTCATAAGACTTACTTCTATTTAACACTCTCACGCCATTGATAAATCCATTCTCATCAATAGTTACTTCAGCAACATCTGGATCATCATCAACGTAAACTGTTGGTGGTTCAGTATATCCAAATCCAGGTCTCACAATAGTAAATGAATCAATTACACATTGTAATCCATTTGTATCTGGTAAATTGGGAACATATCCAGTTCCAATTCTAGTCACTCTGATTTCAGATACAAATCCTTTATTATCAAGTAATACAATTCCAGCACCACCATAACCTTCTCCGGAAATGTCTACCTTAGGTGGAATTTGATACGAACGATTTCCTGGATATACAATAGGAATACTGATAATAGATCCATCTTCATCAACAATCGGATCTCCAGCAATTGGAGGTTCAAAGATGTCTGGTTCACTATCAAAGTTATCATTTGGTTGAAGTGCTCCAAGATCTGGAGGTAGTTGTACAGTTACGCTACCAAAATCAGTAGAAACGGTAGTACCAACAGAATTTAGATAATCTTCCAATTGTTGTTGTGTTGTATTTGGAGTTAATGTAAATTGTGATGCTACATCTTTCTGATCAATATTATCAACTATACTAACAGTTAATGATGCCACAGGAACTACAAACTCTCCAATTTCATTTTTACCTAGAAGCAAAACCGTTAGCGATTCTTGCTCTTCTTTCACAAAATCTTCATTTATTGATATAATAAAATTAGCACCAGAATTTGCGATTGTAATTTTTTGCTCCCCAACTGTTAAGTAATCGGAAGAATCTACAGTTCCAAATATAGCATATTCATATACAGTTCCATCCAATATATTTTCAGTTGTGACCGTGTAAATTATATTTTCCCCTTCTTGATAGGAATTTTTATCTGAGGTCAAATTAATTATACTATTATCTCTTTCTTCTTCTGGATAAGTTTCCGATGGTTCTTCATCCCAAATAATGATACTATCAGATGCTCTTTTTTGTAAAAATTCCAATCCAATAAACGATGGTTGTTGATTGCCAACATCATCAATGATTGGGAATGAAAAAGATCTTGGTTCAGTGTATGTAAATGATCCAAATTCTGGATAAAGATCAAAATCTAGTAAATTTTTATCATAAACATCTCCAAATATTCTATAATTAATTAATTCACCGACCACAGTAATTCTAATCTTAATATCATCAGCTATATCAGATCCACCAATTTTAGATCCATTCAAGGTAAATTCCATTCCTACTAAGTATCCTCTACCACCTGTTAAAATATTAACTAATGGAACACCAATTCCATTTCTTGATACCTGAACTTCAAATCCAGTAGCCAATCCGTCTCCACTTTCAATCAAACAAGGTTCATAAATTTCTCCTGCTTCTGCTGGTATTGTTGACGATCCTAGTATCTCTATTTGTAGCACACCATTTCTTAAAGGTCCAACAACTTCAAATACTGCGGTTTCTCCCTCCTTAATAATTGGTTCTACTGCTGTGATTCTATATTCCACCTGATTAGAATCATCTCTAGTAGCATCTGGTGTAGCTATAGCATTTGGAAGATCAGTAAATTCAGGAAAATCAATTTGCTGAATAGGAATATCTGGTATTGTTGTTGTAGTAGCGACATAATCACTAGTAACTGGTTTATTTGGAACTCCACCAACAAAATTAACTTGCGTTGGTCTTAGAGGTGATCTTGTTTTAGCATCATTACAAACTCCCCTAGTAACTGGTCCAAGTTTCTTTCCAGTCAAACTTCCATTTTCAATTTCATCAATCAAATTATCAAGAAAATCTTTCTCATTCTCTTTCTTATCCTCTGTTCCACCATCACTACATTTTGTTTTATTTTTGTTACAATCATTATTTACACCAGTACAACTAATACCAAGTATTGAAAGAACTCTGTTGATTGCTCCACCAATAATATCTAAGAAACTTCCTGCCTGACCTAGAATATCTTGTAGTGGACCTAGGACTGTTGAAATTAAAGTACCAAAAGATGATTCTAAAAATTTTAAAATTTTATCAACAATACTATCAACAAGACAAAATGCCGCGTTGAAAGCATCTTGTAAATATTCCATAATTAAATCAATAATATATTGAATCAATTGATCTAAAGTCCTGGTAAAACTACAACCAAGTTCATTCAGAACTTTATTGATAGCATCCAATACACTCTTCAGGAAGTTACCACGCTCCGTATTCGGAACATAAGATCCTAATGGAGATTTTGGTTTATCAGCAGCTGCTTCGGTCGTAGCTTTAGCAGTTTGAACCCCCATGATCAATTTAATCAGTGCTTCAATTCCTTCACGAATTCCATACACAATTTCTGCTTTAATTCTGAGTGAAAATGAAGTGATTAGTCTACTAACTTTATCAATATACTTTCTTGGAATATCTACAGCACTATAAAGCAATCCGTTTGCTTGAGAAACATAATAAGTTCCTATTTGTCCGCCGGACTGTTGATTATTTTTGAGCAAATCTCCAATAATTTTTTTAATTCCAGTTCCTAAATCTTTTGAGTCACAATTAGCATCAGCAAGTTCAACACACTGTTTACCTCCAGTTGGGTTTGTCTCCGAATTTTCACCTGCCAGTGCTCCGAGAATAGCGGGACACGATGCTCTTTCTGTTGATTTTTTGGCAGCTGGTTCTCCACCCTCAGTATTTGCTCCCTGCTGATTAGTTCCAGACTGCTCATTTGCTGATCTATGTACTGCTGGATTTACACCAATTGCTCTAGTTGGTCTAAGTCCAAGACTTTTAGTGCCTGGTTTGTAATCCTGAAGTGCTTTAGTTGTTGATGCTTGTGTATGAGCAATTGATCCAATGACTAACGGACGTTGACAATCAGTATCAAGATAGAATCCAACAACCCAAGAACCAATCTGTAAATTATTTGTAGCGCCAGTGGTTCCGCCATCAACATATGGAACGTTTGCTGGCATCATTACATGTGCCCATGGAAGTTCATCAGTGCCTGTTACACCACCTTCTTTGTGATGAACACCAACGATTCTTACTTGAACTCTTCCGCTATTTTTAATATCTTTGTTATTCTCAACCTGACCAATCCACCACGAAAAACCATCGCTTCCGATTTTGTATGTTGGGAATAAACTGGATAGTACGGGATCCATATTATTTTACACCACTCGCTTCTTCTTCCATACCATATGTATCACGAATTAGTTCAAGAGAAGTTGTAAATTTAGGACCAGTTTCAACTGCCATCATATAATTATGTGATAACTTAGAAATTAAATAATTTCCACTAGATTCTTTGTCCCATGGGTCTCTAATTCTAGTTCCTTCATTTGCCATGTTTGGTAGATATACTTTAATCTTTTCGCCAACAACTAGTTCGGAATTTCCAGGAACAGATATTTCTAATTTTTGTAACTCTAAAGAACTTCTTCTTGCTATACCTTGAGCAATCAAATATTTACTATTGTCAACAAATTCAGTATTTCCTGGTGTTTTTTCATCTTCAGGATCTGCTACGTTTTCATCGTAGTGCCAGGTCTCATGATCAATAACCATTGACATAACTCTGGTTGGTTTTTCCGACTGCTTGACCTGAAAATCTGGCAATTTACTTTGTTTGCCGAGTTTCACCATATCTTTAAATGTGTCATTTAAAGAGTAAACTATTTCCTCACAATCACCAGTAGATATATTATAAAATACTAGTTTAGTTGAATAAGATCCTCTTCTGAGCTTGTCAAGTATATCTATTTCATCCGAAAATTTATAATTTGATATGATAAAATAATTTTCAGGATTATCTGGATCCATTCCAGGTTTGGCATAGTAAGTTCCAATGACATCAGATCCTTGAAAAGAACCTTGATTACCTACGGCACAAATTAAGTCAATAGATTTGAATGTAAATCCATTTTTATTCTGAAAGAAAAAATATCCTGCTGTTCCAGATACTTGAGCGTCGTTTTCACTGTTTTCAGAATTTTTTGAACTCTTTGTTGTTGCTGGTTTAGCATCAGTTTTTCTTTGAGATGCTTTTTCTGATATTGATCTAATCTGTAAAGATTGAATTAATGATACAACACTTTTTCTTGCTGGAAAGAAACATACTTTGTTTTTTGTTCTCTCCACCATAATTTTCTTTTCTGTTTCTAATTCTTCCTTCAATAATTTTTCTACAATCTCATCAGGATGACCTGTTAATTTTCTGATAACTCTAGAGTATTCATTTGCGAATGCTTCTATTGGCAATAGTAATAATGTATATGCTTGAATTTTTGCTGTAAAATTTCTATTCTGAACTTTCCAAACATGAAGATCATATGTAATTTCTTGAACAGATGGATTTGTTCCATTTGTTGAAGACGCACATTCCATAGTGACTGTGATTTGTTCCCCGCCTTGAATAGGTAGAGTTTTTATCAGATTCAATCCGCTATCAATAACTGATAATTCTCCCATCACAAATGGCATATCAATATCTTCAAAATATCTAAATGCTGAGCACAGAGATGTAATATCATATGTTTTACCAGCATCTATTACAGATGTTATAAGAATTTTAACAGGTTTAAAATCTTTTAAACTACTCATACTCCTTGCAACCCACCGCCATAATATGTATGAATGCCTTCGCTTGGCCTTGCTGAATATGAAGATGGTCCAGTTGGTGATGAAGAACCAGAAGATCCACTAGCAGCTGCTCTAACACTTCCTGGTGATGTTCCGCCACCTCTTTGTCCACCTCTGTTTTGAGATTGTGATGATCTTGAAGTTGATGTATCTTGTCTAGGAGAAGCTGCTGTAGGAGATTGTGGGGAAACACCGGCTAGTTCTTTGGCTCTTATATCGGAAAGAGGGGCAGAAGTATTATTTTTTGCGCTACTAATCATTGATGTTGGATTCAATAATTTTCCATCTTTATATGCTTCAAAATGTAAATGAGTTTGTTCCGTACTCCCATCAAAATATCTGTATAATTTTCCTATTTGTTGTCCTCCATATACTGTATCACCTTTCTTCAATCCTGATCTAGGAATTACATGTAAATATCTTGTAATTAACCCACCTCCATGATCTATTTCCATATCGCCATAAGGATATTGATCTGAAGCAACTACCTTTATCAATTTTCCAGTTTTATAGGCAACTATTGGAGCCCTAGAATCTTTTTGCCTATGTTCTGTCATATCAACTCCAGCATGAGACCTACTTCCCCCATCTCTAGAAGCACCAAATACTTGCCCAGATCCTGTTCCAGCAGATCCACCTGGAAGAGGATTAAAAGTTTCGCCACTTATTGGTCCAGTATATGGATCAACAGGATCAGTAGTAGGATTAGTATCATCACCATTATCATTATCATCTTCTTCATTACCAAAATTTGGAGGCATTGTAGCGGCGGAAGCAGACCCTCCAAATATTGCTCCCAATATTGATGCTGGAAGTCCAATTGCGTCAAGTAATGGTTTTATTACAGGTTTAGCAGCATTCAACATTAATCCAAGAATTGGAGATGATCTAGCAACCATGCCAATAAATCCTGCTAATGCTCCACCAGCAAAGATTTGTGGAAGATCTGTCAATACTTTTGTTATATTTTCTGTCTTCCTTTTATCTCCACCTCCAAATAAATCTTTACCAATATTGCGATTCATTGGCAATACAGCTTTCAATCCATCACCAATCAATTTTGTTGGATTAGTTAGCATCTGGAATCCACTGCTAACGGCACCACCAATTCCACCCATTGCTTTACCAATTCCACCCATTGCTCCACCTGGGTTGATCATCATGCTGAGCATTGGACCCAATGGTGGTGGTAGAAATTTAGAAATTAGACCAGTAATTCCGCCATCTGCTAATTTCTTTTGTTTTCCTGGTTTAATTGGAGCAATAATTCCACCATCAGACAGATTTATATTACTAGATGGCATCCTAGGAACAAATCCACCACCTTCTGCTGCCCATGGTGTAGGCGAATTCATTGGTTGTGGACCAATTGGAGCAGTGTATTGTCTATTTCTTCTAGCAGGATTCATCATCCTTCCTGCTCTCATTCTACCTAGTCTTCCAAATGCTCTACCTCTACGAGCAAACCCACCTAATCTTCCACCACCTCTACCACTAAGTAATTGACCTCCTATGTTTAATATGGATGAGAATAATCCTCCGCTCTTTGGAGATAACCCCTGACCAGTTTCTTTAACATCTGTGGCACCAGCAGAATCTGATTGTGCTTCAGATCTTGCCTCTGCCTCTGCTCTATTTCTTTCCTGTTCTGCCTGCTGCTCAAAGTCCAACTCCATTTGCTGAACTTTGAGTTCTTCCTTGGAAACATTTGATATTGTTTCTGTAGTATTATTTAAATTCTCTGTAGAATTTTTTACACCATCAGTTTTTGATTCTGTAGATGAAGCAGTGGATGCTGTTTGTTCACTGCTAGATGCTGTTTTGTTTACTCTTGCTTTGATTTTGTCAATCGCATCCATGATAAGTTGGAATCCCTTTCCAACATAACTCACTACATCTTTACTACCTTCTCTATCAGACATATCTGGCATTTCGCCAGGTCTAAACATTCCAGTCTTGGCATAAAATCTTTCTTTCTCTGTTGCTGCTGGATCATTTTGTAGTTCCGGATCTCTCTGGAACTTACCCATTGTTGTTCTAATTTTGTCAGTTGCCTGAAATCTTAATGCCTTCTTAAAAAAATATGCGTTCTCACTTCTTTTTTGTTTGAGTGAATCTAACTCAACAATATCATCTTGTGTTTTTTCATCATCTGGAATTTTCTCAAGATCTTCAATTCTCTTATCTGCTTCTTGGCGAGCTTCCACCGCTTGCTCTTTGGCCTTCTTGACTTTCTCTCCGATTATATTGAATATGTCTCTTGTTGGTTGTTGACCAACTGGACTTACTTGAATCGTTCCGGCTGCCATTTAATAGTATCCACCCTTGTTATTTATTTCATGCGTTTAAGATTAATCTTTGAATTTCTCTAGGAGTTACCCCATCATTTTTGGATTTACCAAAAAATACATACTGAGTTTGTGTAGTATTGGATGCTGCTAACGCTACAGCAGAAGAATCACCAACATTGTTATAAGAATTACCATCCCTCAATTCTGGAGACATTGCTACTGGAGATATAGGAGTGGAAGGTCTTGATGCCACAGGTTGAACAGGTGTAGGTTTTGACGCTCTGGATCCTCGTCCTCCATTCATTCCAGAAGCAGGACGCGGCCGCGACGATCCTCCTGCTTCTGGTAGTTCTCCTGGTGCCGGAGTGATAGCTGGTGTACCACCTGATGCTCTGGTTTTATATACAGATTCAGCTGCTCCAATTCTTTTAGGCATTGAAGAAGATAGTTCAGCATCACTTGCCCTCTCAACTTCATAGGCAAATCCTCTGGTTTTTGAAGCGACATCAGATCCGTATGCCATTGCTTTTTGAAATTGAGAAGTTTCATATTTACTTCCGCCACGAAGTTCCCAAGCAATATGATCCAATTGAAACTCTAAATCAGTTGGATCCTTACCAGATTCGGATGCTCTTCTTAAGAGGGTATCTTTTCTTCCATATGCCCATTGCATTAAACCAAATGCTCCAGATTTTGAATTTAGAGCTCCTGTTCTGAATGAAGACTCTGCCCATAAATTTCCCACAATTGCTGCTGCTTCCTCTTTTGTAAACCCTCTTTTTACGAGTCCATTCATAATTGTTGAACCAGTAGCCGTCTCTCCAGCACCTAAGGGAACACCGCGAACGTTTCTACCACGATTTTTTTTATTTCTATCTCCACCAAATAATCTACCAAAAAATCCACTAATTCCTTTGAAAACTCCCCCAATACCTTTAAATAAATTCCCAAAGAATCCACCACCATCTTCTTTATCGCCAGACTTCTCCATTGAATCTGATTTTCCTTTTGCTTGAGTAGAAGCAGATTGAAGTTTGGAAGTTTTTACCATTCCCAACTCACCAGAAAATACAGGAATTTTATATTCCGAAATCAATGGTTTGAGTATTGGATTTACAACTGGACCTAGAATTGAACCATATAAAGGATTTCTGACAATTCCTGCCATTGCTGACAGCATTGGAGCAACAGATCCTATTGCTCCCATTCCTCCAGATGCCATATCATCTTTAATTCCACTGACAACTTTCTTGCCAATTGACGTTGTAAGAGGGATTACTGCTTCATGCCCAGCTTCACCAGCAACGATTCCGCCACTTGATAGTTTTGTTGGTGCTTCTGGTTTAGATGCCTCAGCAGCAACATCTTTACCCATCAGCAGGGCATCAATACCTAGGGATATTGCTGTTCCCACGCCAGGAACAAGAGAAGCAATTCCAGATCCAAGTTCTCCAATACCTCCAATAATATCACCATTACTAAATCTATCTGCTGCTGCCAGTCCACCAATAACTAATCCAACACCAGGAATCTTTTTACCAATAGATTTTAATAATCCACCGCCAACTTTTGATCCGATTTTACTAGCAACTTTTCCAATCGCTCCCTTTCCCTTTCCAATTAAACCTTTACCAGATTCCGCAAGATTTCCCACTCTACTTGCTACTGATTTAGGTTTAGGTGCTCCTGGTTCTGGAACTAATTTACCATCAGGAGTTCTAAATTTACCATCTGGTCCCATCTGTGGTTCAGATACTCCGGCACCTTCTGGAAATAACATGTCTCCAATAACTGGACCTATTACACGACCACCGATAAATCTACCAACTCCACCCAATCCTCTACCAAATCCACTAATTCCACGCCCAATTCTACCCAATCCTCTACCCAGTCCACCTAATCTCCTACTAATTCCACGACCAAATCTACCAAATCTTCTTCTCAATAATCTCAATCTTCCTCTAATTCTAGGTCTTCTGAAATCAGGTAAATCAAATCCTCCTCCACCACCATCTTCTCCATTATCTTGTCCATCTTCAGTATCAAAACCTTGATCAGTTTCCTCTACATCAGTAGTTCCAGCAACATCATTAAGCATCTCTAATTGTTGTTCAGCAGCAGATCTTTTGTTTTCCTCTTGCTCCTTTCTAAGAACTTCTCTGATTTTAGTTTTAATCTTGATAACTTCTTCTTTATTGTCAACAAATTCTTTGAAGTTATCTGCTGTCTTTACAAACGTATTCTTGACTTCAGTTAAATTTTGAGTAATCTTGACAAATGCTTTGGATGTCTCCGTTTGACTTTTTTCAATTCTAACAAATCCTGGTTCTAGACCAAGAATCTTGTCTGCTGTCTTTTTAGCAAGATCCGTAATTGATTGTAGGGCAGTTTTATCTGTATATTTGTCTACATCAAATATTTCGCCCTGCTTCATCATTTGTGGGCGATTGGCAAGATCACGCTTGACCACCTCAGCAAACCTCTCCTCCTTGCTCATGCCAGGATCCTGAGTGGCGTCTGGATTGCGCGAGAAGGTGCCTCTGGTCCTGCGACGGAAATCCCCACCGAACTCTGCTCCAAGTGCCTTGAAGAGGAAATACCCGCGTCTCAGAGAGCGAGGATCACCACCGGACTCTTTGAATGCTTTTCTTGACGCAGCTGCGAGTCCAAAAGATGCTCTAATTTTGGAAAATGATCTATCAATTAGATCTCCACCACCTGAAGAAAATTTAGCAGCAGATTGTTTTCCAGAAAAAATCTTCTTAGATACTTGCTTTTTTGTTCCGCTTTTTTTACCTTTTTTTTCAGATTCTGGTAGTGGTTTTGGATTTTTAATTTCCTCTATGAGAGGATCTAGTAAATTTTTATCAAAGGATTCTGCCATCCTTTGAGAAAGTGGTTTTACTCTTTTACGAACAAAACGATTCTTTGCTCTAGGAAGTTTAATTCTTCGCGGAGCATTTGCCTGTTTTTCAACAGGAACCTCAATTTCAATCTTTATTGGTTCTGGTGTTGGATCAGGTTGCGGAACAGGATCTGGTAATTTTTCAACTTCTTTAATTTCTACTTCAACTGGAATTTCCTCTATTGGAGTTTCGTCAATTGTAGTTGTTGGGGTTCCGAAGTAAAAATTCTTTAATGTTTCTCTGATTGCCAGAATACCTGGAGTTTCTCTTCCTGTAATGAGATCACTATCAATTCCATCATAATACTCAGGCAAATTGGAAGGAGATATCCAATTAGATGCTCCTTCAATTAATTTTTTTGCTTGCGCTATTCCATCATTAGTTTGTGGAAATAGACCATATGATACTAAAATTCCAACCGCAATCTCTCTATGAGAAGGTTTTGAAAACTTTTTTATAGCTTTCTGTGGAATCATATGCCTTGTTGCCTTTGCTTGAGTTCTTCTTCTTTTTTCTTGATATACTCATTCACAAGGAGGACATAAATTTGTCTTTCAAACGGAATCATATTTTCAATTTCCGTCAAAGAATATTTATGTTCCTCCATCAACATGAAGTTTGTCCTATAATAATTTTCTAGATTATTATAGGACATCACTAGGCGAAAAAATTCTGTAATCCCTCCAGAACATACTCACTTTCAACACCAGTTGTTGGATTTTTGACTTTAAATTTATGACGCAAAACTGGAAGATTTTCAAAAAATTCTCCAATCTCAACAAATTGTTTCTGGGTGAGTTTATCCAGCCATTCAATAATTTCTTCTTGTGTAAGATCTTCAGAATCCCAAACATCTTCACCTTGGAAAATTTGACTGACCTTAGATGCGACATATTCAACAACTTCACTATCAGGTAATGTTTTGCCCATCATCGCAAATCTCACAAATTCATCAATTCCTGGATATCTGAGAACAATACCCATATCATCAGATAGCATAATTCTGTTATCAGACTTTTTAGACTTTTCTACCTGAACTTTAAGCAAATCAATTCTATGATCAACTTTTGTCTTATTGTCATCTTTACATGTAATTACAAGATCTAAATGTTCTTCTGCTGATCTTGCGCGAAGTTGTAGAAAGATATATTCAAAATCAAAGTAAGACAAATCTTCAATTTTAACTTTAGTTATAAGACAATTTTCTATAACTGATTTAATTGCTCCTTTGATCTCATTTTCATCTTCAGATTGTTCTGCCAAAAGAAGAATTTTTTCTTCTTTGACTAAAAATGGTCTAAATTTAATTTTTTTGCCAGTTGATGGTAAAGTCAACTCGTAGGTTGGTGTAGACGGTGCTGGTAATGTCATAATATTAACAAAAGTTCTATATTTATGTAGCTCAACTTTTTGAGGTGAAAATTGTCGGAAAATTTTTTTGCCGATTTATGGAATTAAAAATTCAAATTTGAAATTTCAAACTTCGTTGTCATACGAGACATAATATTTTGAGTAGTAAAAACTTGCTGAGACATTTACTACTTGCGATGCTCCATATGACAGAGGTGTGGCATCAATGCTATGAGGAAAGGCATTAAGTAAAACATAACTCATTGACTTTCTATCGTTACCCTTTCCTAAATCAAGTTTAGTAATTCTGATTGTTGCTTGATATTCATCTGGATATCTAACCCTTGTTGGCAATGCTCTGGAAATATTACTTCTTACACTACTATCTTCAAGTTGTGCTCCGTTAGTAGAAAATAGTAAATTTCCTTGTCCAGAAGAATAGATATAATTATGCCACTCCTGTAAAAATTTAAGTGGTGTCATGTCAACGTCACACATCCATCCTAAACTAATATCAGTAAACAATCTACCGTAAGCATAGTTTACCTGTGTTTCTCCAAGATAAACTCCGTTTGTTTGTCCGGTTAACGAAGATACATTAGGCAACTGAGCTTCGTTACATAACAAAGTAATTAAACCATCCCCAAAAAAAGCAGATGACGCTCTACTGCTTAAAGCATTAGATAGTGCTCCTCTCAATCCAGCTGGATTGATTTCAAACTTTACCTCATATTGGTTGGACATTGCCATGCCCTTACCAATCTTTGTTATAAATTGTTGAACTGATTTTGCCACAATAAATAGAGGTATTGAGGTGTATATTTATATTTATGGCATACTCTGGGTTGTATAAACCAGTGAACCCACAGAAGTATCGTGGAAACCCTACTAGGATCATTTATAGGTCCATGTGGGAAAAGAAGTTTATGATCTTCTGTGATCATACAGAATCAATTATAGAGTGGGGTAGTGAGGAAGTAATCATTCCTTACAGGTCTCCTATAGATGGTAGAGTTCATCGTTACTATCCTGATTTTTACATCAAAGTAAAAACAAAGGAAGGTAAGTATGAGAAATACATCATTGAAATTAAACCAAAACGACAGACAATCAAACCGAATGACAAACCAAAACGTAAGACTGCCACTTGGAAACGAGAAGTTCTAACTTATATCAAGAACCGCGCTAAATGGGATGCGGCTGAGGACTTCTGTGAGGATCGGCAGATGAAATTTAAGATACTCACCGAAGATCACTTAAAGGTATAGGACAATGGCCACAGGTTTCTCAGAAATACAAAGGAATAATCCCAAAAAGAAGACAGGATACAAAACTATATTTGAGAAGGTAACTGAAGCAACTGAAGGTGAAAAGAAAAGTTATGATTGGTTCAGAGCAAAGGTAGCATCACTTGCTTCAGAATACAAAAAAGTTCCGACTAAATTACTTGATAGAGAAATAAAAGATGGTGCTACAGAGACCTCGGATGGAAATGTTCTTAGACATTTTCCAGTTGAAGGACATCTCTACATGTATGAATACAAAGCAAAGATGAAATGGTTGCCATACTATGACACATTTCCTCTAGTCTATGTCATTAAAATTATTGATGACAACGAATTTATTGGAGCAAATCTCCACTATATGAATCCAAAACGTAGAGTGAAAGTTATACAAGATTTAATGAGCAACCGAATAGACATGCCTAAGGTATGCTTCCATAAATACATTCTGAATCATGTCCAAGGTTACATGCTTGATCTTCACAAAGATGAATGGGACACTGCCATTCTTCTTCCTGTTGAAAATTTTGTTAAAGATGTAAGAGGATTCAAGTTTCCATACAAAAAAGAAGATGTGTGGAAAGAAACCAACGATAAATTTTACGACAAAATTAAAGGGACTAGAATGATCAAAGGATATGGAACCAAAGAGAGTAAGGAGATGGCGAAGTAATGCCGAGTAATAATAGTCCTAACATACCAGGGAGTAGAAGAAATCCAAATGTTCCTCCAAGTAGAGGAACTGGAAGTAACCCAGCAAGTCCTCAACCCACTCAACCATCTGGAACACAGAATAACATTGCGGAAACTTTATCATTTACTGATTTCAAACGTGGGCAAGGTCCATCTGAAGTATTATCATATCCAAGAGATCTTAAGGGAGGTGCCTCTTCGGATACAGATTACGTTAGATTTATTTTTAAAGAATATTCACCGCCATTTAGAGCTGCTCAAGTAAGAGGAAATCAAGGAGGATACAATGCTAGTATTGTTGGACTATTAAACACAAAAGATTTAAAAACTGACAAATACTTACCTAAAATATTTTTATACATGCCTGAAGATATACAAGCACAATATGGTGCTCAATGGGGTGGCAAATCAATTCAAATGATGACGGGTGGTATTTTACAAGCACTTGGAAGTGCCTCCGAAGGTGATCTGATGGGATTAATTACAGACCCTGGAGACAGACTTGGAAGTGTAACTGAATCTGCTTTTACTAAAGGAGTATCTACAATATTAGAAAATTTACAGAAAACTGGACAGGGAGAAGGTTTGGGAATAAATGATGTCCTTGGTTCAACAACTGGTGTGGTATTAAATCCAAATACTGAACTGCTTTTTCAGGGATTTGATTTAAGAACATTCAATCTCACATTCAAAATGGTAGCAAGAAATGGTCCAGAGGCTATAGAAATTAAGCAAATAATAACAAATTTTAAAAGAGCAATGCTGCCAAAGATAGACACTGGAAATAAAACTAAGACATCAACCCCAGCGGCAGACAATGGACAAACTAATCAGAGAGGACAGACAGGAAGCGGTCAAGATACTGCTACTGGAGCAGGTGACGTTCAAAATTTTATTGGAGTTCCATCTTTAGTTGAAGTTTCTTTTATGAAAGGATCTGGAGAAAATCCATATGTAACTCAGTTTAAACCATGTGCTATTACATCTCTGAATGTAAATTATACTCCAGATGGAGCATACTCCACATATAGTGATGGTGCTCCAGTAGCGGTAGTAATGCAGATCGGATTTGCTGAAACAAAACTAATTTACAGAGAAGATATATACGATCAGGGACCATCATACTAATGTATTTCAACATTCTTCCAGACATAGAGTACGCAAACAAACCAACTCAGTTTCCATTCTCTGAAACTGATTATGTTGTTGCGAAAAATTTCTTTAAGAGATACGAATTAGATGAAAAGGTATTTTCTTACAGCGTATTCTTCAACAAGTATACAATTACAGACGATGATAGATTAGATCTTCTTGCTGAAGATTATTATGGAGATCCATTTTATGATTGGGTGATCATTCTTACAAACAACATGATCAATGGAATTTATGATTGGCCCCTAGATAATGAAAGTTTCAATGCCAAGATGGATGCGATGATGGATGATCCATATACAACCATACATCATTACGAAACAAAAGAAGTGCTTGCTGGATATAAACTAGATGATATTGATGTTGTTGCTCTCAAAGGTGGACTGGTTGTAAGTGAAGAGTTTTACAACGGACAATTTACATACTGGACAGGTTCAACTCACATTAATGTACCAGGAAATCAAGTATCGTATCCAGTCACTGTGTATGAGCATGAAATGAGTCTCAATGAAAAGAAAAGAAACATTTACATACTTAAATCAAAGTACTTGAGATCATTTGTGAGTGCGTTCAAAAAGCAAAGTCAGTACACAGATTCATCAGACTTTATCTCAACCAAGTTAAAGCGCACATCAATCTGACGCGACTTTTGACATAAAAAAATCCCGGAAAAATTTTTCCGGGATTGATGTAATCAACTATTCAATTTTGTATTCTCAATCCTCAAGCAGGGAAGCAAAGTAGTCTGCTCCCTTATCTTCTGACGGGATGTTAGACGAGCGAGCAGGACGTGCTGCTACAGGTTCATCAAACAGATCATCGTCAGACGAGATAGGATCTGCTTCCTCTTCTGCTTGAGCAGCAGAGGCACGACGCTTGGAAGGATTTAGAACTTCATCCATACGCTTCTCAAGATCACTGAAAGACTTGAATTGGTCAGGAGAAACAAGTTCCTGAAGAGAGTAGCACTGGTTGTAGACTGCTTCCAGTTCATCATCATCGTTGCTGAGAGCAGCAGGAGAATCAAACTCGGATGCTTCGTAGTTCCAGTAACCACCTTTGATCTTGATCTTCAGTTTGAAGTTAGCACCTTCCCAAAGATCAAACACATTGACTGGTTTCTCATCATCAAACTCAGGCTTCATGGCAGCAGCAATCTTATCAAAGATCATCTTGCCATAGCGGTAAAGGAATACCTTACCTTCATTGTCAGGGTTAGCAGTGTCCTTCACAACATAGATGTTGGAGTAGTAAGACAGCTTACGCTTGCGTTCACGGGCAGTATCCTCATCACCATTCTTCCACAGAACACTGTTGGAGTTACAGATGGGACACTTCTCACCATTCGTGGTCAAACAATTCTCAATGAACCAGTCGTTCTCTGGACCTTGGAATGCGTGAGAGTAAAGTTTAACGAGTGGCTTAGGTTCGTTAGCGGGACGGGGGAGGAAACGAATAACGGCATACCCGTTACCAGTTTCGTTAAGAGCAGGCTTCCAGATGCGCTCATCACCTTTAGAATCGGTAGATGCTTTCTCCAATTCCTTCTGAAGGAAAGAGAAGTCGCTAGAAGAACTGCGCTTAAGATCAGCAAAAGACATATGATACCTCGGATTTACTTGGATGTTACTTGGATTTTGTTTGGTGTGACCCGTTCACTTATTCATCATAACACAGGCACAGGGGTGGGTCAAGGCTCCTGTGCCAGTTTGTCAAGCAACTGCTGCTTCATCTCCTGAACGCGAGAAATGAGTTCATCAAACATAGCATACATGGATTCGTTTGGATTTGCTCCTAACATAATCGTCATGTCTCTCATTAGATCTGCCATCTCTTTGGCTTCAGGATCATCACTTAGAGCAAGTCTAGCATAAAATGTTTTTTGTTTGTCAATTAATGTCATTAGGACATCATAATATTCTAGTAGTCTTTCTGGAGAAAGTGCGGGCAGCATAGAAGATGCCCGCACACAATACATTTGAAGATCAGTAATCTCTTGTAGATCACCGCGAACCATTTCAGATGTGAAGAAGTCACTCATACCAACATCAACCTTGATCTACTTGTTTTCTTTATGTAGTTTAACTTTTGTGCGTCCAGTTTAAGTTTCTCTTTTAATGGTTTAGAAATAAGTTTAGACACACTTTCCAATTCAATTTCATTCAACTCGCAATAATGTATAATCGCATCAATGTAATTCATATCTTCATTATGAAAGACGAGGTGCTCAACATCCTGCGAAAACTTCGCAGCACTCATAAATTTATCCTCCAGATTTTCTTCTAGCATTTTTGTGGTATTCTGCGATGTATTCCTGTAGTTTTAAATAATATTCCTTAAGAGGACGATTTACTTTGACTTGTGTTTCTCCATCTTCACAAGCAACAATGGTTACGAGTTTCTTAACAGCAAGACCATACATTTCATAGAACATACATGCGTATGCTTGTTCCTGAACGTAATAGTCATAGAGATACGATTCTTTTTTAGGTGAACCAGACGTTTTGAAATCTATGATTGCCAGTTCTCCGTTATATTCAGCAATACAATCAACGCGACCTGCGATTTGAAGGATGTCAGAATAGAGAACTGCCTCTTGTAAGTATATATTATTTATATTGTTTAGAGTTTCCTTCGCAGACTCAAACATCATAGCAGACAAGGGGGAATGTGTAAAGTCCTGCTCGTTCAATGTATTTTTTAGATACATCTCTGCCATCAGGTGAAAGTCATTCCCCCTTCCCGTTGCTCTCTTGGAGATACGATTTGCTTTCTCCTCCCCAACTCTCTTACGCCAGCGTTGAATGCCAGCAATCTTTTGGGGATTGTTACTAATCACTGTAGTAACTGACGGATAGTTACCTTTGGGACATGGGTAATGTCTAGACCCATCTGCTGTGACAGCTTCAACTTCAAATACATCCGGCAATACTACATGATTAAACATACTAATTACATACCAAGGGAAATTTTACTTAAGAGATAAGACTTGACGAGACCGGAGCGAACAATATCTTCCACGCCAAACTCAATCAATGAGAACTCATCCATGTTATCCAGAATGCGCTGGAAGTCTACGATACCTGTTCTCTCATTTGTTTTGATCAGATCACTCTGTCTAGCATCACCACAGAAAATAATCTTAGAGTCTTGACCAACACGGGTGATGATTGAATCAAGTTCGTGGAAGTTTAAGTTCTGGCATTCATCTACAATAATGATAGCATTATCTAGAGTGGTGCCGCGAAGGAAGGATGTGCTCCAGAAACTAATTGTCTCTTGTGCTTTTAGATTGTCGTAAAGACTATCGTAGTCAGCATCTGTAGAGAAATCAAACATGTTCCTTACCATATTCTTGTAAGGAATCTGATAGATGTCTGCCTTATCTTCATGTGTGCCTGGTAGGAATCCAATCTCTCTGGTAGCAACAAGAGAACGAACGATGTATAGTTTCTCGTAGTTACTATACTCATCCAGAATCTCTCTGAGTGCTAAGTAAAGTGCCAGAAATGTCTTACCTGTTCCAGCACAACCATAGGCATAGATGTTCTGACCTTTACCATACTCCTCAAAGAATTGTTCCTGTCTTGGAGTCAAAGGTTCAATTGTTTCAATATACTCAGCAGAGATTGGCTTGCGTCTCTTCATCTGCTTACGATTGTAACCATTCGCTACTGGTTGCTGTGCGCTGCGTGACTTTCTGGCTCTTGGCATTTAAATTAACTCCATTTATCGGTAATAGTTTTGTTCCTAGGTGCTTTAGGAATGATTTTATTTTTCATAATGTCGGACCATCCTGGATGAGTTTTCTTCATCCTGTCTCTCCAATCACCAACCATTTCGGTTGATCCTGGAACAGTAGATGGATCACTCCAGTCTCTCTGCCACTCAGGATTATCTATCTTCCACTGGTCCCATTCAGTGACACTCATTGTCACTTCCTTTTGTTCACCAGTCTTATTATTAACTACTGGGTAAGTCGCCATAATTAGATACTATATTAAATGAAATTGTGGTCCTACTATTTACACAGGGATTGACATAATGTGATAATTCCGAGGGAAATATTATGATAGAACCTTCGGGAATGTGATTAGTTTTGAACACACAAAGAGGATTATAATCTGGAGAATAACAACTATAATTTGCTTGCGTTGTGTAAAATGTGGTTGTATTTTCTTCGTTTAAATCTAATAAATAAATTCCCGAAAAGGATACCATGGAAAAATGTACCTGATGGTTATGAATTTCTTGCCAGTTTCCAGGTTGATATCTATTATACCAAAGTTGTTTTACCTTTGATTCTATTGGCATTCTAATACCATCTAACCTATCTGTCATATCCGCCAACATTTCGTCAATAGGATTCCAGATGACATCGTTACAAAAATTATCGTCAAACAAAGGACATATTTTTAATTCCTCAAAGAAACTAGTCGTAACATCACAATTCCAACTATTTTTAGAATTATAAAAATCTTTGTTGAGATTATAATCTTCCTCTATTAAAGGTAGATATTTTTCTTTTATTGTTTCATGGTCTTTAAGTTTTTTCCACCAAACAAATGGTGCCGGAAATACAAAACTGTACGAAAATTCTTCGTCGGTTTGCTCCAAATTATTTTCTATAATTTCTTCCATTAAATCCACTCCAATGCTTCAGCAACGTTAGGAAACTGACCAGCAAAAACACACTGACATTCTTTAGCAATATCCATGTGTTCTTTCTGAGTTCCATGACCAGAACGCAGTTGAATATAATGAATCCATGAACGACATGAACCTGTCATGTAGATACGAGTTGGTGTAGCAAGAGGAAGAACGAAACGAGCACACTCTTTAGCAACTCCTTTCTCAAGCAGTCTGTTGTAAAGCATCTGACCTTGAGCAAAGTATTCAGAAATCTCTCCCTGTAATCCCAACTTTACATAGTCACCGAAGTCATCAATAGAATTCTGACGATTCTTTGTGTCTTGCCTACGAAGATCCGGAGTCTTTGGAGAATCAGCCAGGAGATTCGTGTCAGCATACCTCTGTGAGAACTCCTGGAAGGTGAAGGAACGATGCCTGAGGATCTGAGCAGCAATACCCCTGGTAGTGTTGATCTCAAGGGTCATGAAAGCATGTTCAAAGATGCTCCAATGCTCATGCTTGATACAATACCGAAGCAATCCAGCAGCACTTTCAAAGTTCAGTTGGTTGTTTGGGTTGCTGACACGGGCAATGAAAGAGATTACTTCTTGAGCATTCTGTTCAATCAGATCACCAGCACCTTGAGTGATAGCAATTAATTTTGTATTCATCTTGTTAATTTCTTGGTTTTGGTTTATTACACTCATTACAATAATATGAATGTCCGTATTTAAAAGACTTTACAACTTGATAATGTTCTTTGTCAAGTGGTTTTTCCTCAAAACATTTAGAACAAATTCTAGTTTGGGATGTTATCACCATCCCATTCAGATTTCTCTCGTTTACGGAGAGTCTTAAGTTCTTTATAGAGTTCTTTGATTTGCTGATAAGCTTCTTCAGGAGAGATTTTGTCTGCGATTTCAAGTCCCGCAATGAGACCAACTTTATCACCAAAACGAGCGAGTGCCCTTTCAAACTCTGTGAGGGTTTCATACATCAGCACTCTCCATGACTTCAACTTCAACAGATTCTACCACCTCCGGTTCCACAACAGGAGCAGCAGTGGACTCTACCACAACTGGTTGGCGGATGTACTGACCAAAACCATTGCTTTGATACTGCCTCACCAGTTCTTGAGTCTTCTCTAGGTTACGAAGGTCTGTCTTCAGCTTGTGAATCTCTTCAGTACTATAAAGAAATTCAGCCTTCAGTGCTCTTTTGATAAGTTTAATTTGCTTCTTTACATCAAACGTTTGTAATGCCATTGTGTTTCAAATCAATGTGTTCATATTGTAGCACCATCAGGAGTGCTTGTCAATCCGCGTATCCGTCGTCGTCATCACCAGAAATGTATCTGGGTCCAGACATATAAGATTCTGTGTCTGCGTATATTTCTACTTCCAATTCTTCTACTACTTCTTTTAACTTGTGTAGAATATCTTTGAGTTGTCTTCTTTCCACTAGTATCTATCGCAACATTATACTAATATCTATAAAAAAAGAGGGCTTATGCCCTCTTGTATCATCATAGAGTTGCCATATGATATTGAGCAATCTCTAATTTTCTTTTCTTTTCTATTTGTTTACGGATTAGGTTCAACCAATTCATTTTCCTACCTCCTCATTCTTACAAGGACGATAAGCAACACCACGATAAGTATTTTGTGGATGTGCTGGAGCATGGGTTCTTGAATACCACTTTTGGTATTCATCTTTAGGTGTGTCAGTATTATACTGACAACCTCTATAGGTTGCGATTGACATGGGATTCCTCCTTTACTTGTGTAAAGTGCGTTCCTTCGGTTCCCCTACTTCCGTTCGCTATTTGAGAATAGCGAATGAACGTATGATTAATTATACTATATGTTTTGTAAAATCTGATACAGAATTTACCTTTCTACATAATCCAAGTTGAAATTGGTGGCATAGAGTTGCTCAATGATTATATCACAAGCAATCTTTGGATTAGATTCTCCGCATGTGAAGACATCAACTGCTGCCTGTCCTTTCTCTGGCCAAGTATGAATAGAGATGTGTGATTCAGATAACAAACAAATCGCAGTCACTCCTTGCGGATCAAACTGATGTGACATTGTTTGTAATACGTGTGCTCCACATGCTTCAGCAGCATTTTCTAATAGATCACACAGAAAAAACTCGTTGTCCAATAAGTCCAACGAGCACCCGTATAGGTTTAATAGATAATGCTTGCCCATCATTTTTTCTTCTTGACCTCTTTAGTTTGATTTTGATTGCCCCATGTCTTTGCTGGCACAGTTCCATCAGTCCATTCCATAGACTGAATGACGCCACCAAACGTATCGTAATAGGCATCAAAAATATCACTACGAGTTCCTTTCGCAATATCAAACCAAGAGACTTCTCCATTGTCCAAAGTCATAAGATAACTATCTCTAGGAAGAGACTTATCTTTTGCTGCCTCAGGAGAACAATTTTGTGAAAGAATTTTTATCGCATAACTTTCTAGGATTCTAATCTGTTCAGCATTATAATTCATCAGCTGCGTCCTCCCCATACAATCTGGGGAAACGCCTCCTCTACACATTGCTTGGTAATCTTCCAACGCTTACTGATTTTTTTATCCTTTACAAGGCAGATAAGTTCTGCTTCTTTAGCATGAAGATTCTCCAGCAACTGAATGAACATCATTTCTCTCTTGGTTTGTTGGAGTTGTGGTGCTCCACCCTTAAAGAAATAAAATAGTTTACGATACTCCTGATAGAGAGTTGTGTGCTCTGTCTCTTCAGGAGCATCGTTTGGAGTATAGGGAACATCACCCTCGGGCAATTCAGAGATAATACTCTCGTCAAAGTTTGCGATGAGAATTGCTCTAAGTGCTGGGGAGTTATATTGTTGAAGAAGTTTTACTTTCTCAGGTTTAGTCTTTGCGTTGCTGACTTTCTGTAGAATTTCTGAAATTAATAGTTTCATATCAGTTCATCGTGTGTATTAATATTTAGTCCTCATCATCGTAGTACTCTTCTTCATCTGCTGCGGTAAAGCGGACTGAATAAAGTTCCTCACGAATCATAACACCATCATCATCATACATCTCAGGATGCATTTGAACCTGTGGTTGTTGTGCTTGGAGATAGATTGCGAAGACATCGTTTGCGATCCACCCAATAGTGGTTCCTAAAACCAACGAACCTAGGACCATGAAGGATGTTAACAAGAGCGTTAAAGATGAATCCATTTTCTTTCTCCGGAGTTTACTTACGATCCTCCCAAGTAAACTCTAATCTAAAAGAGATGATTTTACTCAGAAGTGTGAATGTTTGCCTAACCTTGAGACCACTTCTTTTTGGTTCTCTTTCCGACCTCCTGAGCATTAGCTCCACACCTTTATTTATTTGTAAATCCTCACTCATTTTTCTTAGAAGATACTAGTCCTTTTTTAACAAACAATTTTGCTAAGTCCACAATTCCGGGAATTACTTCATCATCAACAACAATAATGGGGTATCCATCTGCGAATGGAAATCTTTCTTGTACGGTAGTTCTTTCAATATCCTTCCCAACAATGTATTTTTTATAGTCATTAATATTTGCTCTCTGTAATAATTTTTCTGTTTTAGAGCACCACATACATCCAGGAATTGTATAGATTTCTATTTTCATAATTGTGAAGATTGCTTTTACTATTTAATCAAAAGTCATACTTAATTTCTGTTTCTTTCATACGCAGCAGGAAACTATCATCACCAATGTCACCACTGTAGAGATAGTCAATGTGCTTCATAATCTCTGCCATCTTACGCAGTTTGGGTATCTGCTCCCGTAAAACATCAATCACATCAGGGTCGTGGTTAGGATACCATCGCTCACCGTAAGTGCGATCTTCATTTCTCTCTCTGCCATTGTTAGAGATTTCTACCTCTAACTCATCAGCAAACTGTGCTACCTTATAGTAATCATATCCACAGTCTCCAAAATGTCCTCCGCTCATTGGTAATTCTCCTCTACAAAATCAAAACGCAAATCAATACAATTCATAATCTCATTCTGGATATTTTCTAGTATCCAATGTTCTTCTGGAGTATCACTATGCTTGAATGCCCTACGATATCCAATACGGATACCCTCTTCAAGTGCTTCCTCAAGAATCACTCTAGTCTTTGCTTTCATCATAAGATTACATCCTTAATTTCAGTGATAACTTCCCAGTGTGCGTCAGCTTTGTCACCGAAACGATTAGTTCCAGTGCGAGTGCTGACCCAAAAGAAGTATTTACGATTCTCGGCAGCAAGGAACAACTCGCCACCAGTATCCTGCTCCACAACACAAACGGGGTTGCCCTCCATCGTGTTAGCAAGACGATTCTTTGCCTTGCTACTCTTAGGTTTGACTACTACCTTTCTCATAACAAAGTTCTACTCCGTACTTGTTGAGCGTTCTGTCTGTAAGGTAATCATACAGCAGGTCAGCAAACCCGTGGTGGGGGCGTGTGCCAGTTTCTAAAGCGCCACTAGTGGCCACCGTCCACATAATATCCAGTTGTTTTTTATCAGGTAGTTGTTTCATTTGTTTAGTCCCATGGTGCTTTACGATTCATCAGTTCTTTTATTCTTTCTGTTACAGCAGGGTCTTGTGGTTCATTGATTCGTCTCACAAGTTCATCATAATCTTCTACTGAGAGTAGAATCTTTGGTAGTTCTTGTGACAATCTCAACTTGCGTTCTGGACTGATAGTTAGATTGTATGGATCATCATATGGATAAATGTATTCTTGAAACCATCCAATACTTAATGATTCCCAGAACTCACCATATCCCCACTCATCACCATCATCATAACAATCTAGGATGTACAGAACATTACGAAAACCATCTAGAAAGTTTTGCCACTTGGATTGTGTCTCAAATCTCATGCCGTTTCATCACTCCAGTAGTATCTCAGTTTATCACCATCAGCAGAAATATTCAAGTGGTAAATTTTACCATCTTGTCCGTAAATACCACACCACAAACTGCGTTCATTCATACTTTCAAGGTGAAACATTTCAACACCTTTCATTACAATTTCATCTGGATTTTCAATAGTTATGCTCATGAGAAGTTATAGTGAACTTGAGTGTAAAAGTTTTTATAGCACTTGGCATTGGAGAGTTTCATCATCACAGGTGGGATGAAGTAAGCACACTCAGTATAGAATGCTTCTTTGGATAGGAAGCGAATACCATGTAAATGCCATGTCCCAAACTTCTCATGAAACTCTCTCACAGCACGATAATGTTTTGTGGTAACTGGATTGTAATTGTCATCAGGTCCAAAGTCATTGCCATATGGTAGTCCCTGTGTGATCATTAGACAAACAGTTTGTCCTTCACCAGTGGCAAAGTATTCAGAAATCATATAGACCCAGTATGGATCTTCTTTATGATCACTATATTTTTGATTGTATTCTTCTATACAACACTCAGCAATCTTTTGAAAATTCTCTTTCTTCAGTTCTTCCAGTTGTTGTTTTAGTTCTTCTTTCTCTGTGGCAGCAAGTTCTTTCAGTGCTCCATCATACTCATGGATACCTTCCATAGCAATTTTCATTACTTGATCAGACATCTTCTTCACCTAATGCTACTTTTAGTGCTGTTTGAATAACCAAATAAGAATTCATAAACTCTTCCATATCCTGCCCTCCAGCAGCGATGTAATCTAATTCATGTAGAGCATCTTGATATAATTCATTTGCTCTTTCACGACGCTCTGCTTCTTCAAACATAGCATCAGGATATGGCTCTTGATTGTTCATAAGTTCTCTCAGTTTGTCTTTACCATATTGAGTGAGTTCAAACTTCTTATCACGAAGTTCATTAATTTCTTTTTGAGTTAGATTAACCCAAGGCATATCATTGTTCATCATCTCTTTCCAGATAATCAAAATTCCATGTGCGCTCAAAGAATCCAATATCAAATCCAAACTTATACAACCAGAATACTACGCTGATCATACCACCACATCCACATTTTATCTGAAGATATGGCCATGAAGCATAATCATTCCAACTTACCGAAGTTTGAATCAATGACCAGTCTTTGAATGGACTAGGAACATGTCTTCCAGTGTTTAAAATTTGAACATACCAGTCATGCCCATAATCATAACGGTGATTGTATTTAATTAGGTTCATAAAAAAAGAGGGCCTTGCGACCCTCTCAGTATATCAGATTTGAATCTGCTTGTCAACCGATTGCCGGTGCGGTGAGAGCCACTGGAGTGGATTCAGCGGTGGCAAGATCCAAGGGGAAGTTGTGAGCATTTCGTTCATGCATAACTTCCATCCCAAGTCCTCCT